GATTTATCGAGGGAGAGTCAATGCTTATCCTGCTTGATCAGCTGAGTTCAGATTAAGTGGGCAAAAAATTCTACCATCCCGGGTGATATTCAGGTTCTGAATCTGTAATGAACCATTTGCAAGTGTCAAGTACAGTGTTGACCATAACACACGTGTACCTGTTGATTTAATCATCTCCATAATGTTCATCGGGATAGATGCAATCGTTGTATTAGCTGCCACGGTGCTACCCTGAGAAAGACCGATCTGTCCGATAATATTTAACAAACCTGTTAAAGGATTGTACGCACAATTCCATGAACCGGAGTTGTAGTTTGGTAATCCCGTGTTGTGAATATTAGTACCCTGAATCCACTGGTTACGTGAATTAATGTCTGTGATATTCTGCTCATTCTGTGAAGCTTTGCTCAATGCTGCACTAGCGGTGCTACTTCCAGTCTGAATAGAAGCGTCTTGCTGTGCGTTTTTCGATTTTAAACCGGCAATGTCCTCGCTATTAGCTGTCACAGATTTGTTAAGGATTACAACATCTTTTGATGCTTTTTCCGCAACAGCTTCAGCTGACCCTGCTGCACTATTTGCGTTGGAGGCTGCATCTGCGTTCGCTTTCATCTGTGCGTCAATTTTTGACATATCACTGTTATAGTCACCAAGATAGGTCGGTTTGTCTGTTCCGATATACTGTGATAATTTATAGTTGCTTGTTTTGTTTGTGCTTGCCATAATAAATCTCTCCTTACATCATAATATTTTTAGCTGTTTTGTCAAATTCATACGCTGTCATGTTGTAATCTGCAAATGAATTACAAGTCAATCTTGTTAATCCGTCAAACTCACTCACTGTGATCGGATTGTTGGCGTGTAGTTCTGCTAACTGATAAATAACATCTTGATAGAACACGTATTCTCCCGTAAACGGTGAAAACATATATAACTGACTTGGCGGAACTAATTTACAACCGGCGTACAAATCAAAATCATGCGCCGTCATGTTGAGTGTTTCAAACTCGTTACCAGTTAATTCTAACCCGTCGAATTCATCACAAGTTATTCCACAGTATCTCGCCGAGTCGTAAATATCACCAAGTATTTTACATATACTGTCATATTTTCCTGTGACTGGGTTATAGCATTGTATATTTTCACAAGCGTACTTGTCTATATAATCAATTAACCTGTCAACTTCCTGATTGATGTAGGAATACACCTCAGCGTTCAGTCGATAAACTGTTTTTGTCAACTCAGTTAAAGAGTTTGAAATATCAAGTATTTTCTCGTTTATAGACCTCTCAAGTGCTGCTATCTTTTCGTTGTAATCTGATTGTACATCAGTGATCTTTCCGTCAACATATCCTTTAAAGTCGGCAACTTGTTCGTTAACATAACTCTCAAGCTCTTGTATTTCAGTTTCAAGCGTTGTCTTTAATTGTGCAACCTGTTCGTCTGTGTATTTTTTGTATTAGTCAGTGAACCCATTAATAGCATTGATACATTCATTTAACTTTTTCTCAAAATAGCATAGCACCTCATACCATGTCTGTCTGTCGTTATAAACAGACGGAAGATTGCAACAACTTAATTTGATTAATGGTGTTATTTCCATTTTTATCACCTCACTTATTACCACACCTGCATAAATAGTTTCCTGCAACGTTTCAATAGTATTGTATTGATTAAATACGCACCCTCAGAAATTGCATTAAAATATTTATCACTGTTGCGTGTGTCTGTTACATTTTCAGATAGTGTGCGTTTTGTGTTGCCTACCCTGTTGCTGTCAGTTTGTCCAGTAGAATTAGATGTTGAGTTTGTGTTGTTGTTTGTGCTTGCTTCACCTCTATCCATTTCAGACGCATAGTCATTGGTGCTAATTGTGACTTGCGGATTGTCTGAGTGAATAGACTGTGAGTTTTGCTTTTGGTTTGAAACGTCTGTAGACACTATATCTTGTTTTGCATCTGTGTTACTGGTTTCCGTGTCGTTTATGTTTTCATTGTGCGTCACTCTCCTTTCACCTGCAACGTTAGGCATATCACCCAGTAACGCATATTTTTGTTTCATTTCTTCTATGTTTTCATACATCAAACCTTTAAAAAATTGCTTGTGCATGCCTAACGTTTCTTGTCCTATCTCATTGTTGAGATACCTTGTCAAGTACGCTGTCATAAACTCTGATTTCCCGTCACCTGTGTCATTATACCAAGGGAATGAGAAGTCGAAAAAGACGCTCACACCCTGTTCAACCAGTTCATCCGGTGTTAGGCTTTCAGAGTTTGGCACAATGTTTTGTAGTATATTGTATATAGTAGTGGTATACTTACTCAATATCATCACCCTTTCCGCCAATGTTTGGCATGAACTGTTCCGGCGCATTTAGTGGCGTTGGTAGGTTCGATCTAAACTCCACTTTAGCTTTCCAATCGAACAAGTTGTTGCAAGCGTTAATTGCACGCTCTCTTAGTGCTAGTGCTAGATTTCGATTACCTTCTGTGTGACCGTTGTTCCCGGCAACTTCATCAGATATTAGTCTTTCTCTCTTTTCTGACGGGTTCGATTCATAACCAAGATCAGTCAACACACGCGCCCACAACACAGAAAGTTCATCTTCTAGCTTGTCAACAACGTATGGCGCACCTAATGATATAGCTTGTAAATTCTTGATGTTAATTGTATCACTAATTTTGATGATGGGAATATAGTTGGAGTATTCGTCACCAAGAACTTGATAACTCAACTTTTCATCGTCTGAGGATGCAATCGCAACGGGTGTACGCTGACTAAACATGTTAATGTCACGTGTTCTCCATACATTCGCCATAGTTTTGGCGTACATACAAGCGGTATAATAATACGGAAACGCTGTAGCTGAATCCCACATAATTACGGAGTTTTCTTTTCCGTACTCTTTCATATAGCCGTTATTTGCATACGCCCACCTGTCCTGTGGAACATTGTATATATCATACATTCCTGACAGGTTCACTTTCATGAACGCGAAAGCATCTGCAATATCATCATAAATAAATGACCCTAACCCATGAAAAAACATGACGCGTTCGATAAAGAACGGTTCAATCGTATCAGGCAAGCCTGTGTATTTGAACCTGTTCACAAACAAGTTCATGATAGAGTTAAAAAAGTAGAATTCAATGACATCTTGTTCGTTGCATGGATTGTTTATGTCCTTTTCATATACTCTATATGGGTTTTTAACCTTTCCCAAAATATCACCTCATTTCTAATTGTTAGGGAGTGAATAGTTACCTATATCATCTGTGTGCCACAGTGTGACACCACGATTAAAAATAGCTCTGATCTGTTGTAACTGCGCTAGGTCGACTGCGCCAGTAAAACCGCATCCGGCAGTTTTCACGTAATTCCATGTTGAACGACTGTGTATGTTTGGCATTGTGACTTTGTTGATCGGATAACCATACACGTCAAAGAACGAATCAATCACTCTTGCAAATTCTTCTTGGCACGACATAACGTAGAAACTGAACCCGGTAAGCGAACAAGCAACGTTAACATTTTCAGAGAGTGATTTTCCATGGACTGATGCCGGAACAACAGATTTGTCTCTCAATTGTGCCAATAATGACATAGTGCCTTGTATTGCACTAACAGAACCTGATGCAACTTGAGAACCACCAACAGCACCGCCCGTAGCTATCGCGGTTATTGCACCGACAGGTGCTTGCAACGAATCAGCCACAATAGAGGTAGCTTGTACAGCCAGTGCGCCCTTATTTTGTGCAATCCACGCTTTAAACGTGTCAGACTGGAAAGCGCATTGAGGAAAGCCTGATATCACTAATGATTCAGAGTACAAACGGTTCACACCCTTATAATTTGAAGGTGACACTAACACCTGTGGTAAGGTACACATTGCACCTGTTATTTCAAAGTCAATGCTGTGATCGTCATTATTTGATAGTTCAAATCTATAAACATTTGCTTGACCCTCGTTGTTATCAACCATGGCATAGCAATATGGAAAGCTATACAACTTATTATTTCGTGGAACATAACCACCGAAAATGTCACCCTTGTTTAGCGGTAATTTAAACTCTGTGCGGTTTGAATTGTCACCTTTGATCGCATTGATACAGATTTGAGGTGCCATAAATAAAGCAAGGATATCGTCAACAATACCCTCTTCCGTGTATTGGTTGATTAATTGATTTACTGTTTCTACGTCTTTGACACTATAATGACCCAACGACCCTGTTCGATATATTCCATTCACCACTGCACCGTCAAAAGGTTCACCTGTTGGACCCTCTGACACATAGACACAGATGTCCATGTTGTATAGTGGGTATAGATAGGAGTTCGCCACAACTGATTCTCCTGATTCAAGATTCACGGGTATCTGATTTGCGCCTATTCTGTCCTGACTTTTTGGTATGTGTTGGTATTCAATGAAACAAGGCTTCACTTGCAACTTATACCAGTTACATTGGAACACGTCCATTTCAAATATAATTCTAGTGGTACGCTCTGATCTCCACTCTATAGATGTTATGAAGCAGAACACCCATTCATCATGTAACCCATAGTTGTTGAAAGCTAAGTAGTTAAGATCAAGAGCAGACATTTCAGTGAATGGAACTTTCACGTCAAGTGACCCAACTCTGATCGGTGACATTTCATCCAACCCACTGGCGGGTATAACCCGCCAGTTTTCTAGGTGATTCAGCAAGTCCTGTGTTGAGTTGTATAATCTAACGTGATTATAGGAATTATCCCATGGAACACCTCTATAGAGTCTTAACTGTGTTTGTGGTGCGCGTGGCACTACATTAGCCTGTGATGGCATTGGTATCATGATTCTCCACCCCCTATAAAAGTTTTTCCAACCTCTTTAGCGTCTTTGATAAATTCACTGTCTAGTGTTGCAACAGTTTTGTCGGTTGTTGTGTACTCAACAACTTGTTCAATTGTTTCATGTAGCGGTATTGTAACTGTATTAGGATTTTCCCATCTTACGATATCCAGTACTAGCCCGCTTTGGTAAAATTTACCGTGGTTTTTACAGTTTCATCTGGTCTGTAAACAATTTCTACCACAAGGGTCGCTGCTGTTTCATCTGAACCAACATACAACTGATCTGTTCCAGGTAGAATGTAGGTGTCCTTAGACGTTGCGCCGGATACGCTGTAAGTTAAAAGCTTCTGATGATATGTGCCTGTTCCACCTGTCACGTTTGCCGGGATTGAAACAACTGTTCCCGGTGTGTATGTTCCACCCTTTGCGGAAATAGTTAATGTCTCTGTAGCTACCGTGTCTGTTGTAAATACTCTGATCGGGTAGAATGGTGACGCGCTAATCATTTCCACCATAGTGTAAAAATAATTCCATGCCAGTACATTTGCAAGTCGCTGATCGCTCATTTCACGGAACTGATCTCTCACATTGAAAAATCTAATGTCCATCAACACACCCTGAATAGCTGAGTTAGCGAACTTGTCAACAATTACGGTTCTAACATCCATCTGCGCTTCGTCAAGATGGAACGCATAAGCCAGTGCGTCAACACTAATCTGAGCATTAACTTTCGGAGTTGTGATGAAAATAAGGTTATAAGGTTCTGATGTAGAAGTTGCACCGGCAATGTTGTTAGCAGGGTTCGGAAATTTAAATTCGTCAACCGCAGCTTTCACTTCCGCTAACATTCTTTTCGCGGATGCTTCATCGGTAACAGCCGGAACAGTGACAGCCGGTAAAACCTGTTGTTCATAACCAGTATCAACCATACCTTTCATAGCGTTGTATTCATCCCAGTTCGCACCGGAGACAGCGGACTGCATTTTCATACCCATCAAGTCGCGGATTCCATACTCCTGCAAAAAGGCTGATCGCAAATTGTCAAACGTAACAGTGACCGGATACTGCATATTAAGATTAACCTTATGAAATACAGACATAATGTAGGACTGATACTGCTGAAATGCCGCTTCATATGATTCACGAGGGTCATATAGTTTACCTTTACACATGTTAACAAATGTCTCTTCATGTGTCATACCATAGCGCATAGGGTCTTTTTTGTACATTGCCAGTGGGTTTCTCCATGCGGTAGAGTCCACAGTCTGTAAACCGATTCTTTCAAGTAGGGATGGGATGATCTGATTCTTACCCTGTGAGTAAGACATCATTGCTGTGAAAATCTCAGACAAGTTGTTAAGCGTTACCTCAGGCAGTCTGTTTTCCAGTTCATACTCTGACCGCATTGCATTTAAAATTGCTGTGTTACTTGCTTTTGCTGCCATAATAGTTCTCTCCTTTCATTACTCTGTTTCCGCGGAAAAGTCCAAGTCTTCCAGTTTAGTGACTGGTTCAGGCGTGATTGGTTCTTCAATCGGCTTTTTAAACGCGCCACTATTCTGTGTCATGATTTCCTCTTTGAACCGTTTTTTGTACTTTTCCGCAAGATCATCATATTTTTCTTTCCAAGTGGTTTCATCTTCCGTTGGTGTTCTTAAAACTGTGAGAGCTTCGTCAAACTGCTCTACATCGTTAAGAGCGTCAATAATCTGTGTCAATGCTTCTTCTCTTGTCATACTCTGTAAGCTCCTTTCCATATTGGCATACTGTATAGCCACAATTTCGATTTCTTTTTCTTTTTTTCATGTGGGTTGTTTGGGTTAAAATTTTTTAAGTATTCGTACCACTTCCGTGCGTTCTTTCGCCTGTCATCCTCTACCTCTACACCGGCACGCTCAAAGTTTTTTAAAAACGCACTTGCAAGATATTCAGGTTCATCTGTAGCTTTTTTAAATTCAGTCCACGACATTTTATATTGTGCGGTTGCAATCCACTGACCGGACGATTCTGTCTCACTGTCTAGCCATAAGCACTGCCCGTCACCGTCATCAATCTCGAAACCCTGACTTTTCGCCCAGTTTGTGTAATTGGTTGCCGGTGTCCACTGAGCAAGTCCGAACCCTAAACTATAGTTTCCCTGATCTAAGTTTTGCCACAACCCGGGATTGATATTAGATTCTCGTTCAAAGTTACCTAACATTCCGGCGACAGCGTTCAATGTAAAACCGTAACCCCACATGATAGAATAAAACACATAAGCATTGTTTTGCATTTCTTCCTCTGTGAGATATTCGTTTTTGCTAATCCATACAAGCTTTGTGGCTTTCCCAAACCTATATAAATCTGTGAAATAATCAACTTTTGTTACAAAGCTGTTAATGGAAACCTGTTGCGGTAGTGGCACATTCGCTGAGTGCGCGCCCATTGTTATTCCACCACTCTCAGCCGTTTCATAACACATTTCTGTGTGTTGGCGTGATGCATTACGCACTACCAAAATGTCACCGGCTTGCCATGGTACAGCATCTGTTTTATAGTGTTGCGCTCCAACATCTAGCAAATACTGCCCCATAGTGGCGGTTGTGAACCATGGGTTTTCTTGGAAATACCCGGCTTGCGTTAATGCCTGAGAGATCAAAGATGAACAATCATAATACGTGATACCGTTTACATTCTGTCCACGCCGGTATTTCTGTGAATAACCAATGTTTGGTGCGTTGCACGCGTTGATCATCCATGTGTATGCTGTGTTGATAGATGGCATATTACCACAACCTTATACTTTGACCCGGATAGATTTTGTTTGGGTTCTTGATTCCATTGAGTTTCGCAAGCGTCTGATAACTCGTACCGTGGTGTGAAGCAATACGTGACAATGTATCACCTGATCGCACGGTGTAATACTGTGAACCGCTTGTTGGTTGTGAACTTCCCGCCACTGTCAACACTTGACCAGGATAGATAGTGTATGGTGAATGAATACCGTTTCTACTTGCAATATCAACCCACGGAACACCGAGTCTTTTTCCGATTAAAGATAAACAGTCACCGCTTTTTACTGTGTATGTTGTGTTGCTTTCCGTGTTCGTGTTTGATGGATACGCACCGGAAATTGTGATAACCTGCCCCGGATAGATCAAATTCGGATTACTTAGTCCGTTCAGGTCAGCAAGATAACGATAGGTTGTGTTGTATCGGTGTGCGATACCGGATAGCGTATCACCTGACTGTACAGTGTAATAGATCACTCGATCTTCTGTGTGGTGGTTTGGCTCAGCCGGTTTATAATCCCCTGAACTTGTGTGTCCCGCTAAAGCGTCCCAGTCGGAACTATCTCCATAAAATATATCTAAGTCCAAGTTACCTGACCACCCATTCAGCCGACCGGATGATGTATATTGGTATAGTGATGTATTGTCTGAGAACTCACCAAGGTCATAATGTAACGGTGGGTTGTCAACAAAACCATAAATTGTGTTGTATCCGGCATAATACCCGGCATTCCACAGAGAATAATTCTTCGCCACTTCTGACCAGTCATACCTGTGTACCACGCTGTTAGACATATAGATCACAGGTTTCACGCCTGTCATGTTGTAAACAGCATCTAGCCAGTCTTTCGCCCATCCGACACCCTGATCTACCGCGGATGACTCGTAATCCAATACTAATACAGACTGTCCGATATAGCCGGAAATGTGATCGACGAAATATTTCGCCTGCGCGATTGCATCACCCTGTCGTGCAAAATGATATACGCCTGTCTTTTTTCCGCTTGCTTTTGCATCATGATACACTCTGTCACAGTCAGGGTTCACATAACTTGTACCCTCTGTTGCTTTTGCGATCACAAACTCAACATCATGCATCTGTGTTACGTCAATCCCACGTTGCCAGTTTGAAACATCAATTCCGTTCATATTTGCACTCACCGTGACAGGAATTGAAACAAGCATAACAGACAGAAATAGAGCGATCAGTTTCTTACTTTTTTCCATCCACATTCACCTCACTGTCTAGCCTGTCACACAGTTTCTGTAAAACAATAGTGTTGTTGTTGAGCGCGTCAGCCATTGTCTTAATCTCTTCCGCGTGCGATTCTGACAACTGTTTGAGCTGTTCGGAGTCCTTGTCACGGGTGTATTTCTGATAATACATCAGCACACCGCAACACACAATTGGAAAGCCGACTGTTGCAATAGCATTAATTACTGTGTTAATAGTGTCCATACTTTCACTCCTTTCCCTGTGATGTTTCACGTGAAACATAAATCAAGATGTTTCACGTGAAACATGAATCAAAATGAACGATTAAACAACTAAGCAATCACTTAATTGTTAAATATATTATAGCAAAATAAAATAGCGGTGTCAACAGTGAATTACATGAAAATTGTTGAAACCGCTATTTTTATGTCCGTAACCTCTAAGATAAATCAAAGGGTGCGTTACTCCACCCACCCCGGTTGGCTACTTGCCCCTTAACGCGTCCGGGCGTGGTCAGTGATCCTACTCAAAGAGGGGAACAATATTATATTACCATAAATTATTGTCTATGTCAACCTATAAAAAGGATAACATGTCTAACATCATATTTTTACAAGCAAGGTTTTGAAACCGCATTAAACCTCTGTGAAAATAATTTCGTAACGCTATGATGATATAGTTGCTACTGTTAACCATCACGGCGCGATCGTCCACAACATCCGTATAATTAAAGCAGACCCGGCGCGGATATGTTTCGTCCGCACCCTCTGACACATAGATGCAACTGTTATATTTTCGTACATTGTACCACAACTCATTATAGCGTATCGAAAGCATATACTCAGATGTACCACTAGGTCTGGCTATTAGAGCGTCGTTGTCATTCAAGTACACGTTCTGTGACGCATGGGAAAAGTATTTTGACCCGGAAAATGCGCGGTTAAAAGCTGAACCCTCAAAAGCCTTACTTGCATTTTCGTTGTATGTACGTTCATACACCCAACCATCACCGCGTAATATTTTTGTATCACGTTTTAGCATTTTATTGATTCCCAACGCCTGATAATACGGGTTAAGAATTGATACAGTGTTACTAGCCATGTATAAAGGAACGCGCCGACTCTGTTTACCGTCACCACGTGCAATAGAAGTGTGTATTGACATCAACTTATCTATTTCGTTTGGGAGATAGTTATTTGATTCGTCTTGATATTCGTCAAAAAATCCATGAGCCACTTGCACGAATATTGAAGACATACGTTTAATTTTTCCTGATAATGATAACGGTAAGCACCACCCACAAGGCTTATCATCTAACAGTAATTGAACCACAGCACCGTCAAACAATTTCTTTTCGGTCATAACATGACCGTTGTAAAACAAACGGCGAATGTCTGTAAAAAACGAATCAGACATAGATTGCATATCTGTTTTATATCGGTATATCAGATAGAACTGGTTAACGTCTGTCTTTTCTTTTAGGAACGTGTCTATCAGTCTACGCTTAAATGACACAGTTTTTCCGGCTGTTCGATTTCCGTCTGCAATGTATATATCAGGGTTTTTTCCGTTACGATCTTTTAACGTTAATAGATAATTACAATCATAATACTTTGCCACGTGTAAACACCTTGTACCTTTCTCCACTCATTGTCACGACATTGTAGCATTGTAACCCTTTTCTATCTGTGTATGGTATCACAGATTGTATGTGTGGGTCATTGATAATATGCATTAATGTGCCAACAGTTATAATAGTCATGTTTAAATTTTCTATGTTAATCATGTAGCCACCGCTTTCTCTGTGATGTTTCACGTGAAACATCTGTTTATAACGAAAGGACGGTTTCCCGTCCTTTCTGTTTATTCATCGTATCTTGTTACAATGAGGTTTGTTCCGTTGCCTTTTGCAAGTTTAATGTTTTCAAATTTTACGCTGATCTTTTTGTCTTCCACGTCATTACTGTTTCCTACGATTGCATCAAGATTTTTTAATCTACCCTCAACAACTTTTGATGCACCTGAAAACAGCTGTCCATTCACTTTTACAACGGAAATTGCAACTTTTTCCAGTTCTCCTGTTTCCTCGTTCAATCTTTCGGACTCTACGATTCCAAAACCATCAAGTACACCCTCTGCTTTCTGTTCCACTGCGTCTTTGAATCCAAGTCCTGAACCCACATTTGCCATGTCCATTTTTGTGATATTATGCATCATAATTAGTTACCTCTCTTTCTTGAATTTCTAATTGCTTCAACCTCTTCCGGTGTAAGCACCTTATGTTCTTTCAGTGTTGAGTGTGCCACAAAATCGTCTTCACTCATGACACGTTTATCCACATAGAACAAGCACTCGTGTACCTGCACAATAGCGTTTTTGAACATTTTACCTAATGTGATTTCAGCCTTTTCTTTAGAAGTACACTTCTCAATAGTAACTTCCACCTCTCTTGACTGAATTCCCTGTTCTGTTTTTTCCACTACTTCCGCTTTAACTTCCGCTGTAATATTTGTTCTTG